GCCATCATTGATGCAAGCGGATTATTGACAGCAACAGGTGCCACAATTACAGGCACGATCAATGCAACGGCTGGTTATTTTGGAACTGTAAGTAATGGTTTTTCAATTAGCTCGACTGGACTTGTCGGTGTTGGCAGTGGTGTCATTGTTGGCGGTACCATTCAAACAAGTACGGGTTCAAACGCAGTTGTTCTAAGTGGTTCCGATAACGCAATTGGTGTTAAAAGCGGCGGTTCATTTGCGGGTTGGATTGGCAGCATTGGCAGCGGTTCAGTTCTCATGCACTACGGCACAACCCCTAGTAGCACCGCCTACCCTCGTGTTGCAGCAGGTTCAGTGGCCGCAACATTGTCAGGAACTGCAAGTGCTGGATATTCAGCCAACAGTGATGGCACAAATTCTGTTGCTGGTACCACCAGATTCTTTAATAGCGTGCAAGTTGATCAAAGTATTACTGCAGGTTCAAGTGGTTCTTTGTTTGAATTTCTTTCATCCAGCGGAAATGTGCGTGTTTCGCAGACTTATGCCCAAGCCGTATCAGGTCGAGCAATGCAGATTTCAAGTGCAGGCTTGTATGGAACGACTGCATCCACACGCCGCAAGAAACATGAAATTGCCTCTTACACAATTGACTCAGCAGCCTTATTAAATCTTGATGTCAAAACTTTTAAATACATACCTGAAATTGATGCAGAACAAGATGTGCAATATGGCTTCATTGCTGAAGAAGCACAAGAACTTGGCCTAGATGAGTTGATTCAGTATGACTCAACAGGCGTGCCTGATTACTTTGCCTACGAAAAGTTGCCAATTTTCTTGTTGCAACTGATTAAAGAACTCAAAGCTGAAATAGACACACTCAAGGGGGCGTAAATGGAAAAAGAGATAGACATTCAAGAAGTCTTAAAGAATATGCGTGAAACTATTGGCGTACTCGCTCAAGAAAACGCAGTTCTAAAAGCACAAATCACATCACTTAACTCATAACGGGAGAACCGCGCAAATGACACCAGCAAACTGGGCTGGCCTTATCGTCTCCATCATTGCAATCGTCTCAGGATTTGCAGGTGCAGTTCGTTGGCTCGTAAAGCATTACCTGAATGAACTCAAGCCCAATGGCGGCAGCAGTTTGAAAGATGCGGTCAATCGCCTTGAAACACAGATGGAAATTGTCCTTGACCTATTGGCAAAGAAATGAAATTGGCAAGTAAGGCAACGCCAGCGGCGGTGGCAGTGCTACGCCAGGCCACGGCCTTAAGGCCACTGCGCAAAAAGTTATCTGATGGACTTTTGCCATCTGTTGCCCATCAAAAGCAAAATCCAAATTCTGATCACAACACTGGACTGGCAGTTGACATTACACATGACCCTGCACACGGCATTGACTGCGCAGAGATGTTTGAGCGATTGAAAGAAGATCGCAGAGTTGACTATTTAATTTACAATTCAAAGATATGGTCAAAGGCGAAATCCACACAAGGCAATCGCAAGTATCTTGGCTCAAACAAGCACGAGAAACATCTGCATATTTCAATCAAGCAAGAGTTCTCCCAAGACACTTCACCGTGGTTTTGGTGGATGAACCAGCCAAGTATTGCAAAACAGATTGTTGCAAAGGCGATACCAACGCCAGCAAAGAAGGCTTACAAAGAGGAAATTTGCACTTGTTGCAAAGTACACACAAAGGGAGCTAAATAATGGAAAAGTTCAAGCAAATCGCACTTTCTTGGTTTCGTGCTGCAGCGGCAGCAGCAATTGCCCTATTTCTTGCAGGCGAGACGGATTTGAAAACTCTTGGAATGGCAGCCATCGCAGGTGCAGCAGGTCCAATTCTGAAATACCTAGATTCATCAGCAACAGAATTTGGCAAAGGCTCAAACTAACCCTTAATTTTTGGAGTAAATAAATGGCTGCAGGCACGCTCGATTTCACAATTGAACAAGGGGCAACTTTTAACCTCTTGCTCACATGGAAAATTAACGGCACCCTTGTCAATCTCACTGGTTACACCGCACGCTTGCAGGCACGCGTTGATGTTCAAGACACAACAACCGTTCTCTCACTCACAACAGGTGCAGGAATTACTCTTGGCGGAGCTGCAGGAACAATCAGCATTGATCAGACTGCAACGCAAACGGCACTGCTGCCAATGGGCGAATATGTTTATGATCTAGAGCTAATTGCAAGCAATGCAACTGTGACCCGCTTAGTGCAGGGTGAACTCAACATCTCACCAGAGGTGACTCGATGAGTTCAATTGTCTATGTTTCTTCAAGCACAACAGATGTCATTGCAGAGATTGCAAATCCTGCTGAAGTAATCATTTCAAACCTTCAAGGACCGCAAGGTGTTCAGGGTCCTACTGGTCCAACAGGTCCACAAGGAACAGTCGGTGCAACAGGTGCTACAGGACCTGCAGGTGTTACTGGTCCAGTTGGTGCTAGCGGCGCGACAGGTGCAACAGGACCAGTAGGTGTTACAGGTGCAATAGGACCCGTTGGTGTCACAGGTCCAACAGGTTCAACAGGACCCGTGGGTGCTACAGGTCCACAAGGTATTCAAGGAATTCAAGGCGCAGTTGGTGTTACAGGTCCAGTTGGAGCAACTGGCCCCGTAGGTGCTACAGGTGCCGTTGGTGCGACTGGTGCCGTTGGTGCGACTGGTTCAATTGGTGTTACAGGACCCGTTGGCGCTACAGGACCCGTTGGCGCTACAGGCCCACAAGGAATTCAAGGCGTAGTTGGAGCAACAGGACCATCGGGTGCAACAGGTCCAACAGGTGCTGCCTCAACAGTTCCTGGACCAACAGGTGTTACAGGTCCAGTTGGAGCTACAGGTTCAACAGGACCAATTGGTGCAACTGGAGCAACAGGCCCATTAGGTGCAACTGGTGCTACAGGTCCACAAGGTCAATCTTCTTCTTTCTATGATTACAAGATCAAGACAACTGCAACAAGTGGTGACCCCGCTTCAGGATATTTGCTTTACAACAATGCAACTCAAACAAGTGCAACACAACTCAATGTCAGCCACATTGATAATGATGGCGTTGACATCAACATTTTTATTCACTTGCTAGAACCAAACGATGTAATTGTTTTGCAGGATTTAAACAACTCAGCAAACTTTCAAAAGTGGACAATTACTGCAGCTTTAATTGAGCAAACTGGATACGATCAAATTCCAGTGTCCTTGCTTGCTTCAGGCGGAACTGGCACAACAGGTTTTGTAAATAATCATCAAGTATTTTTAGCCATCGTTTCAGGTGGTGTTGCTGGTGCAACAGGTGCAACAGGTGCAACTGGTCCAATCGGACCAACAGGCGTTGCTGGTCCAACTGGACCCATCGGTGCGACAGGTGCAACTGGTGCAGCTTCAACGACACCTGGCCCAACTGGTGCAACTGGACCTATCGGTGCAACAGGACCTGCAGGTGCAAGTGGTGCAAACGGCGCAGATGGTGCAACAGGTGCCACTGGACCTGCTGGAACTGCAGGTGCAACAGGTGCGACAGGTCCACAAGGTATTCAAGGCCCATCAGGTGCATCGGGTGCAACTGGACCAGTTGGAGCTACTGGACCGCAAGGAATTCAAGGCATCCAGGGAGATGTCGGCGTTACTGGACCAATTGGTGCAACTGGACCTATTGGTGCAACAGGTGCAACAGGTGCGGTAGGTGCAACAGGTGTTGCTGGTGCAGTTGGTGCAACTGGTGCTACTGGACCGCAAGGTGTAGTTGGTGCAACGGGTGCAACAGGTCCTTCAGGTGTTGATGGCGTAACAGGTCCAACTGGACCTGCAGGTGCTACTGGACCTGTTGGTGCAACTGGAGCAACTGGACCTGCAGGAACAAATGGCACAACAGGTGCCACTGGACCGACAGGTGTAACTGGACCTGCAGGTGCAACTGGTCCGTCTGCAGCTTTCGCCCAGGCTTCAATGCCAACAGGTGTGCCAAACGGTTCAGTGTGGCTAGATACAGATGCAACATCAACAACAGTATTTGAACAATGTTGGCGCAAGGCGGTTGTCAGCGCTGGCACATCAATTACTGGCGTTGATGATTACTCATTGACACTTGCCTACACAGTCGGATTTGAGCAGGTGTACCTCAACGGTGTGCTTCTTGTTCGCGCCGTGGATTACACCGCAACAGATGGCTCAACAGTTACGCTGACTGCGGCCACAACAGTTGGCGATTATGTTGAGATTATTACAACTTCAACCTTTGTTGCTGCGAACACTTACACACAGTCAGCGGCAAATGCGGCGTTTTATCAGGTCGCAACAACAACAATGGCTGGTAAAAATGCCGTAATCAATGGTGCATTTGATATTTGGCAACGCGGTACATCAGCAGCTTTTGGTGGGGCTGGAGTAGTAACATCTGCTGATAGATGGGCAACTTATGCAAATGGAAATGCCACTTTATCTCGTCAAGTTACTGGAGATACCACAAACTTGCCATTCATTCAATATTGCGCTCGTATGCAACGCAATTCAGGTGATACTGCAACACTTCTTTCAATGGGTAATAGTTTTGAAACAATTAACTCAATTCCTTTTGCTGGTAAAACAGTAACACTATCTTTTTATGCTCGCAAAGGCGCTAATTACTCACCTACTGCTGATGCGTTTGCAGTTTATTTAAGAACGGGAACAGGAACAGATCAAAATGTTATTGCTTCTGGTTACACTGGTTCATCAGGGCTTAGCACAACAGTAACTTTAACTAGCACTTGGCAAAGATTTACCCTTACAGGAAATATTGGTTCAAATGTAACTGAAATAGCACCTGAATTCCGTTGTAATACAACAGGTACTGCTGGCGCCAATGATTATGCCGAAATCACAGGTGTTCAAGTGGAAATTGGGTCGGTTGCAAGTGCGTTTTCTCGCGCTGGTTCTACTATCGGTGGCGAACTAGCATTATGCCAGCGGTATTATCAAATTGTTGGTGCGGGAACAGGAACTGCGGGTGGTTCTACCTTTTTGGCTGCAAGTATCCCATTTGGGCAAATGAGAACTAATCCATCTGTTGCACAAAGCGGATTTATTCGCATTAGTGATATGGTTGCAACTGATTATTTGCAAAGTAGTGGAAGTATTTCAATTATCAATGGAAATAGAGTTTTTCCTTATGCGGTGCAAGTTTCTATTCCAGGATTTACTGGTTTAACTACCTATCGTTTGTACGCAATAATTCCAGGAGCAGATGGGGTGATTTTATTAAATGCTGAACTTTGAGGCTAAAATAGAAACAGATTTATCAGGCAATTCTTTTACTGCAATTTACAAAACAGATGCTGACGGAATTGTTTGGGCTATACCAACCGACCCAGCCAACTCTGACTACCAGCGTTACCTGCGTTGGCTTGAAAATCCTGAAGCTGAAGAAACAACAACCATCAAAGGGGAAATCTAATGCCATCAATCGGCGATACAACCCGCCCCGCGTTTGCATACGATTCAGCAACTGACACCTGGATTCCTGTAGGTGTCGGCCCACACGCACACACGCCCGCTGCCATTGGCGCTATCGCATCATCTCTTGTGACAACAAAAGGTGATCTGATTGTTGCGACAGGTTCAGGTGTGGTCGTTCGTCAGGGCGTGGGCGGTGACTTTGCATTTCTTGCCGCTGATTCAAGTCAGGCTGATGGAGTCAAATGGAATAACGATGCTTGGACAAGTTACACGCCAACAGTTAGCGCAACAGGCGGAACTTTTACAACAGTTTCAGCAAGTGGCAAATACACCCGAATTGGTAAATTATGCGTGACGCAATTTCGCGTGACGATTACTAACAACGGAACAGCATCAGGGCAGGTTTTAGTCACCGCACCATTTACTGCAAACAATTCATTTAACACCGCTTTTGTTGGTGCAGGACGGGAAACCAATGCGGTTGGCTTTACTGTCACGCCAAGAATTATCAATGGTGATTCGACTTTTTACATCACGAAAATAGATGGAACTTATCCAGGCGGAACAACCTATGTTCTAGATAACACAGTAACTTATGAGGTGGCATAATGACTAAATTTGTTTCCAATTTGGGCAATGATGATGCAGTAACAGATGAGTTGTATTTAATCCGAATGAGACATTGGCGCGACACAGAACTTGCTCGCACCGACTGGACACAGGTTCAAGATGCACCAATAGATCAAGCTGCGTGGGCAATCTATCGCCAAGCATTGCGAGATTTGCCATCTAGTAATTCAGACCCAAGAGCAATTGAATTGCCTACACAACCTGGAGCCAACTAATGACCCGCGCTAGAGACACAGCTGACACCCAAGACAACTCGGGCGGGGCGGTGGCACCGTATGTAGGGGCAAAGAATTTTGCGATCAATGGCGGCTTTGATTTTTGGCAGCGTGGTACTTCGTTTTCAAGCGCAGGTGTTTATACGGCTGACCGTTGGTATTTTTCATTTGGTGGAACAGTTACCGCTGCACAAGAAAGCACAGTAGTTCAAGATGGTTCTACATATTCAGTAAAATTAACAACAGGCGCTTCATCATCATTTGGTGAGTTGTATAACGCTTTGGAAGCGTCCGAAGTCAATTTGTTGGCTGGCAAAACAATTACAATTTCAGGATATATGCGAGTATCAGCCGCAGTTGCATATTCAGGTACAGCAATTATTGGAGTGCAAACAAATACAACTGCAAACGCTCAAACTGGCGGAACTTGGACAGAGCAATCTAGCGCAGGTCAGGCTCCTTCGACATCGGCTTGGACTCGCGTTAGTTTGACTTATGCAGTACCAAGCGGAACAAAAGGTTTGCGTATTCGTTTAGGTAATTCCGCAGTTCAAGCAAGTGGAACAATCCTTTATTGGTCAAATATACAAATTGAAGTCGGCTCAATCGCAACCCCATTC